AAAAATTACATCTCCATTGGTGTCAGTCATTTGTAACCCATAGGCAGTTTCCCCGGTTACAAAACTGGTGAAAGCCCCATAGACAATGTTTCCGTCGCTTCCGCTGGTCGCAGTTTGCAGCCCGTAAGCTCCGTTGGCTAATGAACCTAACTGGACGACTGGGTTGCCCTGACTATCATAATAAGTCTCAGTTGAGTAGTCGTTCTTGTAAAGCAACTCAGTATCAGAGGCGTTATTCACGTTGAAACCGGGGAGCGACACCTTAACCCCGAAAAAGCTGTTAGAAGTATTGTTTGCCATTATGAATTTGTCACCTGCGTTCCCGTTAAGCTGCGCGGCACGCCGGAAACGTCATTCGCCGTTTGCGAACCGGCGATAACGGATTGTCCGGCAGTTGCGCCGCCGGAAATATTATACGGCGACACGACTGGGTTTGATGCTTGTTGCGTATATAACAATGCTTCCAGAGACAGGTACGGCAACGTCGGGAACTGGTCGCTCAGTTCTCCGGGCTGCGGCGGCTGCACGACAAACGAACCATTCCCGAAGGTGGTGGTGTACATAGTAAACGCCAGCGACATATTCGGAATGTTCCCGTACAAATCGCTTGTGAAACCACTTTCTGATATGGGATACATTAGCCATCACTCCTAATGTCAATCTCCTCAGGAAGCGTGCCAATATCAACGGTAACACCCGTAATAGTGGGGGCCGTTGTTGCTGCCGTACAAGTCCCTGTAAATCCCCACTGTAATTCGTGGAAGCGGGCATTATTAAGTTCAATGACCGTATTGGTTGACCCAACGGTTGTGTTGGTGTAGGAAGTCCCTGTTGTGGGGTCGGTAACAATCCATTCGCCCCTGTCCAGTGAATATTTTGGAGTTATGGTAGTTCCTGTTGGTAAGGGTAAATGGCTGATTTTGTAGCGTAGCCCCTGTTTGACTTTGAAACGAATGCCACCATCCCAAATTAGACTTTCCCAAGCGTAAGTCGGTGCCGGTTCGGAAAAGTTATCCACAATATCCATTCCATAGCGGATGACATCGGAACTGTCGGTGTATTGCCATGAAGTGTACATGCTATCTACGAAGTTTTGTACACAGCCAATTTTCAAGTTATTGCCACCAGTATCGTTCAAAATTCCCGGTGAGAGCGTGTAGGACAAGCAGTACGAATTAGGGAAAGTCAGTTCAACGGTTCCCCAGCTCCAAACCCCATAATTTATGTTCGGATTGGTTGTGGAACTTGGGTAGCCCATCATCAGGAGATTGTATCGAGAAGTACACATATTGGGGTTGACGATGGTATTGTCAACGGCACCAAGATAATCGGTATTCTGGTAGGCAAGTTTTCGTACTTTCAGGACCGTTTGACCGCCGCTCCATGCGAACAGGCTCCCGGCACACTGGAAGTAAACGATATTATTAAAGGAGTAAATTCCGTATGGAGACCCCATTGGTATATCGACGTTAAACGTATAGTTATTTGTCGTTCCGTCCCAAAAGTACAGGCAACCATCCTGAGCGTTTCGGGAACTGTCACTACTTCGGCGTTCCGTTGCTACTACCAAGTATTGAGTCGTGGTAGTAATCCCGCAGACTTCGTAGCCGGACTTGAAAAATAGTTGGTGCCGCACCCATTCCGTATTCGTAGGATTAATGTCATTACTCAAGTCATATGTGGATAAGTAATTACCGTTGCCGATACACAGGTACGCACCAGTTGAGGCGGTTCCTTGTGTAAAAAGTGCTGTGGGGTGCCAGCCATTATTGGTCTGCACCAAGCGGTAGGCAAAGAGAACGAAATCACCCGTGGACAGGTCGTTTTGAGTGACGGCACCGGCCGTCCCATCCGCCTCGGTGCTAGTAACATGCCAATGATAGTTCCCGGAATTAACCTGAGCTACCGAAACCTGTGCTCTAATTTGCCCGCTAAACACAAACTCATTATAGGCATCAGCCGTTAAGCCTGAGTTCAGAACAGTCACAGCGGCTAATTCATTGTTCAAACTGTCGTGCAAGGTTAGCGTCCAGTCACCGCCGCCGGGGGCAGCGATATATACCCAAATCGAGTAGAACGGCTCGATGTCGGGGGCAAACGGACACAATTCGGTAGCATTCTCGGAAAGTATTTCAGGGACAGCATAAGTAGTAGCAGTTGCCGTTTGTACAGTTCCGTCGGTCATCTCCTGTTCTGTGATGCCGTTAAGAAATGCACCCCCCGCAAGGTTGTTCCGCTCGCCACCGCCAACATCAAACTCAAGGCTTACGGGGTCACGAATGTATGTACAGCCGGGGGCTACGGAGGCGCTCTGCGCGAACTGATTTGACCGAAAAGATGGCTCCGAGTCGGTAGAAGTTACCTGACCATACATTGATACCGCAGTCTGGCCGGGAATATATAATTGGTCGGTAATCTGGTTATAGAGCAATCCGGCCGAGCCGTTTTCGGTCAATTGAGCGGCTCTGGAAATCACGTTTGACGTATCAATTCGGTAAATATTACCAGCGGAACCAACTGCCCAGCGAACTCCGTTCAAGTCTTGGTCTATTGCCAGTACAAGGTCGTCGAGATTGTCCACCAGTTGCCGGGAAGCGGGAAGCACGGAAAGTTGAGCCGGGTCAGTCCGGTTGTCCAAGTTCTGCGAATAGTAGTAAGCGTTCGGGATGCCGAGTTTTCGAGATACGGCCATACCGCCAGTCCAGTAGTTCTGATTTACTGATACCTTCTCTGCGTTTTTTGGTTGATTAGCCATAACACCTAACCTGAAATGTTAAAGGGTGGAATACCGAAAACTGAGTATACTTCAGCCGCCTGCTTTGTGAATACGACTCCGGTTGTTTTGTTGGCGTATGTCTCCTTGTACTCCTCTCGAAGTTCGTTAAACAAACCTAGATATTGCTCGGCCTGTCCCATATCCTTCCGCTTCAAGAAGAATTGATAAGCTGCAAAGTATAGCAGCCCCATATGATAGTCGGCGGGAATATCCGGGCAAGCACCAATGAGGTAGGAGGCATCAGAATTTGTGAGGTCTTGGTAGTAGTTGTCGAGCGTCAACGTGGAATTGTCAGAAATAGACTGTATCTGATACCAGTTACCACCAGTGCCGTCGGTGACGGTAAACCACATATTAACCATATTTGATAAAAAGCTCGTGCCGCTATCAGTAACGGTTTGAGAATTGTTGTTCACGATGCAGTTTCCTGTTACGTCCGGTTGGCTCCAATCAGGAAGGTTTGGTTCATAAGATACTGTTATGGTGCCGATATTATCACTTGCCGGAGCGGGCCAGATTGAAATAACATTAAATCCCTTCACAAAATATTTAGTCGGAATATAAATCGTGACGGCGGGGATGACATTAAGTTCGTTCCATATATGCTCGCTGGGAACTTCCACCAAAGGATACACGATACCATTGGCCGTTATAGTGACCTCAGTAGCCCTCACGAAGTCTGCCGGGAGCTGATAATCTTGCTGCCCGACAACCAAGTTAGCGGTAATTTGTTTCCGCGTCCAGTAACGCCGGGCGGCATTTTTAAATAATTTCAGCCCTTGATTAACGTCCTGCTTAATATTCAAATAATCTTGGCTATCGGTGTTACCGGAGATGCCGACAATGTTAGCGGTGCGAGCGGTAATTTGGTTAAAGGTTAACATTTTATCAAGTGCCAATCGCTAGAAAACTTCCAGTGGCAGTAGCGGTGTTGTTTGAGGTAAAAGTAATCTGCCCCGTGGTGATGTTGGTTGACTGTCCCGTGGCATACTGTTGTTGTGTGATTGACACGGTATAGACTGCGACCAAATAGGTCTGAATGGTCGAAAAGAAACTTGTCGGCCAAGTTATCGTGTATTGCTGTGGTGTGGTTGACGTACTCACGGCGGCCGTTTTGCCCCAAGCAATCTTTATACCACCGAGATTTATATAATTAATAGTCCCACCCGAAGTCCCTGTGTTTGTTTGTGTCTGGACGCCATTCGTGCTGTCTAGTGCGTTGGATAAACCAAGTAGCGTAGAGAGTACATTATTGGTAGCTATTTTGGCAGTAGTGACGGCGCTACTTTGTATAGCGGCCGTATTGACCTTCCCTAATATTGCCGCCGAAGTTAGTAATCCTGACGCAACACTCATCCCATATACCGTTCCGGTACTTGGTGAGGTATAACCCGTAATCGCATCAGTGCTTAGAGTGGCATTTGTAATTGTAGGACTGCTAATCGTTGGGGAAGTAAGTGTTTTATTAGTTAGCGTTTCAGTCCCAGCCAAAGATGCCATTGTTGCCGAGTAGTCGGGAAGCGAAATCGTGCGTGTATTGCCGGTCGTAATACCGGAGAGTGAAAATACAGCCTGTTTTGTGCTGTCGCTAGTATTTTGAAGCGTAAAACTTCCGTCTTTAATGGTTAGGGCATTCGTGTTATCGAAAGTCTTATTAGTCGGGCTTTGGCTGTCAGTTAGTCCCAGCGGAGCGCTCGAAATCCCAAGAAGCGTGTTGCGGCTAATTCCCACGGTGGAAGTAGAACTATTCTGGTAAATGGGCAAGTAGTCATTAACGGCGTCGATGGAATTGGCAGTATCAAGGGCATTAATGGTAAGGGTCGGCAGACCGTCAATTGTTGTTGGTGTTGGGACGCTCAAAGCATTTTCTCCTGTTAATAAAAAAGAGCCTACAGCGGCTCTCGCATTACCTTACAACTATATTTTACCATATTACGCATGTGGTGTAGGCGACCATTCAGTAGCCGGTTTCGGTTCATTAACAAATGGGGTAGTAACCAAGAAGTTTCCCGTGTTATCGACAAGAAAGTTGCCGGTGTTGTCGGTGAAGAATGCGGCACCAATATCAATATTTGTTCCATAATGGCTGGGTGGCAACCACTGAGTTGTCGGTGTTACACTCCCCTGCTCACTGTAAATAATGCTCCCCATTTCGTCCAGCACATCATTAGCAGCCTCATCTTCGACTGCATCAATTCCGGTAGCACCCGTTCCCCACGAAGCCGAAGGCAGCGGCACCATAATAAGCGGGGTAGTAACCAAGAAATTACCGGAATTATCAACAAGGAAATTACCGGAATTATCAACAAAAAATGCGTTCCCTATATTTGTTGTAGTCCCGTGGCCGCTCGGAGTAAACCACTGGGTCGGTGGTTTTGAAGGAGTTGTCATCTCCTACGACCACCCCCACGCCTCATAAGTAAACGAATTGGAACCACCAGTCGTAATATTTACGGTAAAGCCATCCGAGTCCATGCTGACGTATGCCGCTTCGCAGCCAATGGTATTTGTTCCAGCAGTAATGGTGCCGAAACAGTGGTCTGTCACAGTGTACCGAGAAACCGCAGACGTGGTACTACTACTTGTTACCCAATATTGGTTACTTGTCGTCATGGCTCCAATCGACACCGATGATGCCGAAGTACCGGAAACCGGCAAATTGGTAAACTTTACAAGGACTGGAGTAAAGCCAACGCCCGTGATGGCTTGGTGTCCAGTGCTGCCGCTGCTAGTGAATGTGCCGATTTTAACAACCAATAGTGTTGGAAAAACATTTGATGAGCTGGTGAGGTCTTTATTTGTAAACGTCTGGGTTGCCGCCAAGGTAGCTACGGTGCCGGAAGACGAGGGGAACGTCATCGTTGTCGAGTCTGTCCCGGCGAGCGTTAGGCTGTTGTTCACCGTGAATGTTTTTGCGTTGGCGAGGGTTAAAATCCCTGTGGTACTTGTAATGCTTAACCCATTAATAGAAGTGGCCGTTGTCACTCCCAGTGCTGGAGCAACCAATACGGGACTTGATAGCGTCTTATTTGATAAGGTTTCCGAACCACTTAAAGTGGCGAGCGTGTCAGTTGTTGATGGAATGGTAACAACCCCCGAAGCTACCGCAACCGCCTGTACTGTCGTTGTGCCAGACGATGAACCGCCAAGGAGCAGTTGTCCGTTCGCAAACGTAATCGTTTTTCCTGATAGGCTCTGTGTGTCTGTTATGCCAACAAAAGCTGAGCCGGGATATACCAAACCAGAGTCTTCAAGCACCGTTCCTGAAGTGTCGTAATAGGCCGCCACGTTATTAGCTCCGCTGCTACCGGGGCCAGTTACATCGCCGCCGCCCGCCGGTGACGCCCATGCCCCATCACCCCGCCAAAACGTAGAACTTGACGCTGACAACCCTGAATTAAGATTAGTTACAGGTAGGTTTCCCGTTACCATAGAAGTTAAGTCTACCTGTGCCCATGACGGGTCGGTGCCGCCCGTTAGGACGGTAGTATCATCACCGATACTCAGGCGAGTTCCAGTACCGCTGGAACCACCATAGATAATGTCGCCTTCTGCGGTCATAGGGCTAAGGGCATCAAAAGCACTACTAACTGTTGTGCCACTCGTACCTCCCTGTGCAATGGAGAGCGCCGTTGTAAGCCCCGTAAGTTCAGTAATGTCACCGTTCGTTCCGCTGGCGGCAGCCCCCAAGTTTGTTAAAGAAGTTCCTGCATCAGCAACGTCACTCAAGTTATTGGAAGCCAATAGCCCTCCGATACCAGCGGCGGATGTAGGTATTTGCCCGAAGGCAGCGGCATCACTTGACGACGCACCGTTTGTCAGGTTCGTAATCTTGTTGGAGTTCATGGAAACATTCCCAGAGGTAGCGTTTGCCCCCGATATGGTATGTAGGTCGCTACTTGAAGCCAAGGCGCTGACTTGTGCCGCCGTATAGTCACCAGATTGAGCGGTAATTGCTCCGGTACGCCCAAACACGCTTACAACGGCGCTGGAGATGTCTGACAGCATGTTTGCTTTGGTGATAATGCTGGTGGAATTTTCGGTAATAGGATAAGTGTCGATTAGGAAGTAATCGCTATTCCCCATCGAGTCCACTACCGGATAATCCGAAATCTTTGACACTGACTACTCCTAAACTAAGGTGAAGTAAAAGTCCACGGCATCATCGTTGGTGCCGGTGAGGTAGACATACGCTTGCCGAGCGACCGGAAAATCTTGTGATAGGGCGACGGGAACGGTGAAATATGCAGAATTAGTTGAGTCTTCAGAGACTTTAACAACCGCAGTTTTAGGATTTACGGTGAGCGTAATTGCGTTCGGCGGAACGGTCAAAGTCGTTGTTCCACTTCCCAACGTAACGGGCGAAGTGACAGGTGAAGCAGTAGCATCACGCGTCACAAAACGGTTGCCGGTAACGGCCAACGCATTACGGTTGGCGTCGTTAACAAGGCCGCCAAAGGTTAATTCTGTTTTAGCTCTATCGGGGGATTGCGTGTAAGCCATAATACTCCTTAAAAATAAAAAGCAGAGTTCTTGGCTCTGCTACCTTATGTCCCTATTATAACGCATAAAACCCTTCTCCGTATAATGTCAAAAGTCTTTTAAAATACCGCTCGTACTGAACCGCCGCCACCTCAGTAGAGTATTTTGAAATGGCGTGGCGGCGGATTGCTTTACGGTCCAATGTTTTAACCTTTTCCGTAGCATCAAGAAAATCATGGAACATGCTACAGCGATAGCCGTTAAAGCCGTTGTCTACAGTTTCACTGAAAACTCCAAAGTCGGTCGTGATAACCGGCGTGCCGCAAAGTTGCGACTCCACATGAACGCCTTCAAATGGCGGTACATACATTGTGGGCACAAATGTTGCTATGGCTTCCCCTATAAGTTGGCCCCGCTGTTTCGGATTAACTACACCAACATATTCACCGTAACCCGTAAACTCGCCCGGACCCGCCACTTTAAGTGGCACCTTGAGTCGGTCACAGACTTGCTGGGCAATATTAAGTCCTTTGTTGGCATTCAGTCGGCCGATAAACAGGTAATAGTTTTTTGGTTTGCCTTCGGGAAAATCATCGACGTCGAAATAGTTTGGTATCACTTCATCGAAAAAAGCTCCGTCCAAATCCCATTTGCCGTAGCAGTAGTTGCGCCAAGCATAACTTTCAAAAACCCGGAAGCCGGGGTTCATTATGCCGCTGTAACCGACGCCAAATTCGACAGTTATGTTATCCGGAAAAGCGTCTTTAATGGCTTGCGCCGGAGTGCCCGTAATGACACAAATGAAGTCGCGCGGCTTTATGCGCTTTCGCATTTCATAGATGGCATTACGGTTAAAGAAATCCCACGGCTCATCAGAATTGAAATCAATTTTAAGATAATCCTGTGGCCCCTCGAAACCAAACATACCTTGGCGTGCTTCACTAATACACTCAATGTGCTCTGTACATTCGGCTTCATTCTCCTCCCCGGCATAGAGGAAGACATCATGCCCATGCTTGGTCATCGTGGAAGATAGTTTCCTGACTTTTTCAGTGTAGGCGCATGTCGAATATGCCTTGGTGGTTTCGGTGTGGGGGAGGCTGATGAGATGGAGCCTTAGTTTTTGCATCACATTACTAAGAACATATTCCCACTACGGACCGTATTAAAACTGAGGAAGGTGAACTCGCCCGGACTGGTCTCAGCTTTGTAGCAAGTTCCCGCTATATCCACCGTCAGACCATTCAAAGTTATCGCATTTGACTCACTAAATCTGTTCGTCCAGTTAGAACCATTGGTAGAAGTGTCCCAGTAGCTCGTACCCCCACTCTCCCTGATGCGCCACCAAGCATGTGTTGTGGAGCTAAAAGTGACGCTGAACAGGTTTGTCTGAACGCCGCCAATGATGTGCTGGGCATAAAGTGTGCCTGCTTCTGTCTGCCACGCAACAAGATTTCCTGATGAAGCGGTCATCGTGAAGCTACAGTCGGCATTGGTGGCAGCACTAGCTATCTGGGTGACATTAATATATCCCGCGCTACTAGTCAGGTCATAGAGACTGACGGTGGAAATGTCACCGTCCGTTGAACTGGTGGAAGATGCTGGGAAGGTCACTGTGACCCCACTTGGGCCGTAACTCAGCGTGGCAGAACCTCCGGTAAAGTTATCCCAGTAAGTTGCATTCAGGGAAGCAGCTGTAAGGGGGTCAGAGAAGCTGCCCATTCTTGTGCCAATAGCGATTAGTTCTACTGACGCAGCCGACGAGGTTACACTTGTACCGTTTGAACTGGTGGTTGCAGAAAATGTGTTGACTGCACCGTTGGTGTCGGCAATGATAGTGTCAGAAGTCGTGCCCGACTGGGTACCTCGGCTCTGTGTTGCCCCAGCCAGTGGGGTTCCTTGTCCGGCAGTCTGTTTTGAGCCAGCGAATGCTACGACCCATGAGTTACTATCCTGCCGCTGAAGGGTAATAGTTGGTATCGAGGCGGTTGTGGAAGCTGCTTTAGTGGCTGAGGCAGATGCCCCAATCCGGCTAACGCCACGGTATACCACGCAGTTTACGACGTTGGCACTGGTCCAAGTACCCGAACTGTCATTGGTGGCAGTCGCAATCTTATATCCTATGATATACGAGTTCGAGTTCCCTGAAGCAGTAGCTATGCTGGTATATCCGCTACCTAGTGTTGGAGCAGTAGTAGTATTCCTATAGGCGAATATGATGATAATATCCCCGATTGCATGGGTAGGGGTAGTAACCGAAGTGGATGCCGCTGCTGCTTGTCCTATGAAAGAAATAGACATATTACGCTACTGCCATACTTAGCAAACGGCCACTGTTCGCCACTTAGATGTTGCGATGTTATACATGAAGCCAACCGTCAACGGGAGTGTAGTGCTACCATTGCTGGTAGTCGGCGCAGCGACGTTGCTGTTTTCGGTATTCGTCCAGCCAATGGTCTCAGTCACGCCGGAGAAATCGTAAATACGAACTATCATCGGTTGCCCATCCCCGGCGCTAGTGGTGGGGATGGTGATTGCCATTGTTGCTGCCGATGAATTAGTGAAAGTATTAACTTGATAGGCTACCGAACATGTACCTGCGTTAGACGATACGGTAACAGTATGATTGTTATAAATATTTCCATTTTGCGTAACTTGCGCCACGTTTGTTAGATTGCCGCTGGCATCTTCAGTTACGGTGCCGTTCTCTAAAGTAGTTCCAGCTGTGCCAGTCCAGCGGGCTAGGGCGGTATTGGTGCTAGAGCCGGGACCGCTAACTGGCCCCGTAGGGCCGGTGGCACCAGTCACACCAACTCCCGTAGGGCCGGTGGCACCAGTTACCCCCGTGACGCCGGTGACTCCGGCTACTCCTGCACCCCCCGTGCCCCCTGTAACGCCAGTAACTCCGGTGGCACCAGTTGTACCGACACCAGTTATGCCGGTGGGTCCTGTAGCGCCTATCCCCCCCGTGCCCCCCGTAGGGCCGGTGACTCCGGTTGGGCCTTGGGCACCGACTGCACCATCCAGATTAACCGTCCATGACGTATAAGTCCCGGAACCAACCGAATAGTTGACGGTTACAACAAATGTACCTGAACCACTGGTATAGGAAGTGACCGTACAGTCCATGTAATCACCCGTATCGTAAGCAATGACACAATTCTGGCCGAGAGTCCAAGATAGGCCCGTGTCAACTGTAAATGTCAGTGATGTGGTGGGTATTGAGATAGCATTACTGGTAGTAGAAGTGGTCGAATATTTGTCTCCCATAGGGCCTGTTGCGCCCGTTGGGCCGGTGGCTCCGACTGAACCAGCCGCTCCAGTTCCGCCGGTGCCACCCGTCGGGCCGGTGGCACCGACGCCCGTTGGTCCAGTAGCACCAGTAGCACCAGTAGCACCAACTCCGGTTGCTCCCGTGACCCCCGTAGCACCAGCCGCCCCTACGCCGGTAACACCCGTCGGACCAGTAACTCCGGTTGACCCCGTAGGTCCGGTTGCTCCAGCCGTACCGCCACCAGCGCTGCTGCTAAAAGGTAAAAGGGCCATCCTAACTACCCGCCCAACTAACGTAATCCCCGGCAGAACCATTGATATACACGTCGTTCGTGTCAGTGACAGCGAATGATATTGAGGCTGATGCAGCTAGTAAATAGCCGTTGCCCGTACCATCCTGCGTATGGTTTACCCCGGAACTGCCAACCGAAATAGGCCCGCTATTCCCTGATGCGGCGGTGATAATAATGCCATTGGTCAACGCCTGTGATGTTCCGCCGTTTAGCTGTACTGCCGTTCCCGTGATTGCTACCGTGGACTGCCCTACCAGCGGGGTAGTAACAAGCGGATTGGTTGTAAGTGACACCTGTAGCGGGTCACTTAGGCCGCCGACAATATTAACGGGTAGCCCGTTTGCTGATGCAGCAACAGCCCACGTACCAGAATTATCAAATATAGGTGCCGTACCAATCGGATAGGTTGGCGGGGTATCACCGTCAGTATATTGAGTGCCACCGGAGCCGCCGCTCTCTACAACTACCTTGAGATTACCGCTCCCATCGACGCTGAGAGGCTGCATATCCGTGCCGTCACTCGCACCAACAGCGGTACCGGCCACCGGAAAGGCAGCGCTGAAGTCAGAGGAAGTGCCACCGGAGCCGCCGCCGGAGATAAGGACAGCGCCGGTTACTGGGTCAACGGCTACCGGCACAGCCCCATCACCCGTGGTGGCGTTCAGTCCTACCAGTAATGGGGTCCTGTTATCACTGAATGGTGCATAATCGGTAGGCCAGCTCATATATAAAAAAAGAACCGTTCGCGGCTCTAATACCTTCTACTATATTTTACCATGTTAAACCATCGACAGTCTGCTTTGGATGAAGCGTTCCTTTTGCCGCAAGTCATTATCTCGTTGTGTAAGGGCTTTCTCGCGGGCATCAAGCGCTCTTTCACGGATTACAAAACCTTTCTCCGCAGCCGCATTCTTTTTATTCGTCAAGTCCAGTTTCGCTTGCGATTGCCTAACTAGAAACTGCTCTTTTTTGAGGCTATCATCAAGGTCCTGTTTGCTCTTAGACATAGATTTCTCCTGAATAACGAGCCGTTCCTGTAATCCGTTAAGTTCCGACTCAAACTTGGCTTTCTTTTGCTCGAAGTGAAAGTTTTCGGTTAGCAAAACATTCTTTCGTTTTTCTTCAACTTCTGCTTCCTTTGCCAACTCGGTCAGTCGTGCATTCCAGTCGGCTATTGCTTTGTTAACGGTATCTTCTTGGTCTACAAGATATGTATTGGCGTCATGGGCCTTAACGGTAATTGCTCTAAGTTCATCATTTTTGGTTTTTACTTCAGTACTTAACTGTTCCAACTTTGTCTTTTTATCACGAAGCCTCACCTCCAGTTCAAATATTTTCCGTTCCACGTTAGCCTGTTGGTGCTCAAGGTTCTGGATGAACGCCCGAACGCCCGTAACGGCATCCGCTCCTTTGTCCTGAGCGCTCGCTAGGGCCGCTTGCTTTGCCTTCAGTTGACTGTCAAGGACGCCCAGCCGTTGTTGAAGCTCCGGCTCTTTGGCGATTTTTTGACGGAAAGCGGTCTCGGCATTAGCTAGAAACTTTTCTCTTTCATCAAGAATTTTTTGTCGGTTATCGTCAACTTGTTTTTGCAGTTGCGACATTGAGGCCCTCGTTGTATGTTGCGAGTACGTCCTCTTTACCGATGAAGATTTCCTCAATTAGTTTTTTCTGGATATTGGGGTCAAGCCATTTGGCGGTTGACCAAGGCTTCACTTTACCAGCCGTGACGTCGTCGGCGACCTTCCTTGAGGTAATTTGTTTGATGAGGTTCTCAATCATTAGGTCAGCTTCATACGCCGGACAAAGTTTTGTCTGTCCCGGCTCAAGCGTAATAACCGACGGCGGCCGCTTAACGACCGTATTTTTATCTCCCGGATAGGCCGAGTAAGTTTCAATATCGCCGGGGGCAGCGAATTGATAGGTTATAGGGCGGATGTCTGTATTTTGGACCGTCACAAAATCTGTGTCTTCGTAATACGTTCGGAGTCTTTCCCCTAATGTGAGCGAGTGCATTTCTGCCGCTGCGCCGTAGCCGGGGGAAGTAGCTCCGTAAAAATCGTTGCTCATTTTTTCTCTCCTTTATCCGGCTTTACTGTCTTCTTTTCATGACTATTCATTTCCTTCAACAAATCCTCGCAGGTTTTGTATGTTCCTGACAATTTAAGGCACTCCTCTTTATCCGTCACCATGCCTCGCTCAATTTGGGCAATTTGTTCCTGCTTAGTTTTTATGGAAGCTTGAAACTCCCGAAACTTTTTTTCTGCGTCACTCATCGTGTCTTCTAATGATTTCTTTACGTCCACGTCCTACTCCTTAATAAGCATATGCGCCGATATGCTGCATCTTAATACTGGGGCTGCACCACACCCCAAAGCCTGCCTCGCCTGCATGAGCGCAGAAATTAATATCTTCGGTATGGCTGGTGCCGTCCGGGTCTTCATAAACTTGGAAATATGGTTTTTTAAGTTTGGCAAAAACGCTCGACTTAATAAGCATAAATCCGGTGCCGAGCGCATGGCACTTAAAGAGCTGCGTAGGGATGTCTTCGGCATTGACAGCGATAAGGTTGCCATCGGCGTCGGCCATCTTCGTCGTGCACATGCCCATGTCACCCGTGCTGGGATTGCCCCGCATGTTGTAGTTTGCACCCACGATGTCTTTGTCGTGGTCGAGTAACCGGATGATGCCACTTGAAGGGAACACCATATCGGAGTCCACGAACATAATATGACTGCACCCATGTTCGAGTGCAGCCGTTACTATTCGATTGCGGTTGTAATCAACGAAGTTGCCAACTTGAACCGATAAATTTACAGTGACGCCTTTATCGCGCAACGTGTCCATTGCCGCTACTAGTGCAGCAACCGTTTCGGCACGGATAGTACCCCCTGTGCAGATACCTATGAGAATATTGTGCATTTACTCTCATTGTATCACACACCGTAACATGCGCTAAAGCTTTTAGTAGACGTCAGCAACAGGGCCAACGGCAGAAGTAAACGCCGTAGCGCTATACGCTGCTGTGGTTAAGAATGTCCCGTATGTTTCAGATGTTACCGCAACAGCACCAAAGTTTCCGATGGTATGAGCGTTGAAGCGACCTGAAGTGGAGCTGCCTTGCATGCAAATAAAGTAAGTTGCCGGACCAACCGCATTATATGTCGTTGTGAATGGGATGGCTTGATAGGTGCTTGTTCCGCTCGCCGCTACGTTGGTGGCGCTTTTAGCGACAATCTTACCTGTACTATCGGCAAGTCCTACGAAAGTATCGCCAGCTGCGGCGGTGCCGTTGAGGACTGAAATTCCCGTTAGCTTGGAGTTAATCGGAACAAATACCTCGCAAACGTAAGTATCGGTTGAGACAACCGACACGTTGGACGCTCCCGAAGTCGCCGCTACCCCAGAAAAGGGGGATGTGCCACCGGAATGCCAGACTGTATTGCTGTAAGTGCTGGGTGATGTAATTCCGCCCGTTACCGTCACAATCCCGGTGGCATTGGTTGTGCCCCCGAAGGTTGCACTACCCTCGGCAACCAATGGTTCATTTGCGTTTAATCGGAGACCATTCTGCCGCACCGCTGCGTTGTATTGTCCGAAATCTTGAGTGGACATATCTGTGGCTCCTCTTAGTTAATGTTAAGGTCAACCCAAGCTGCGCTTGAAGCAGCTGAGGACTTAGCCCAACCGATATTACCTGTGGTTGCAGCACTAACGATGACATAACCGGCAGTTCCAGAAAGGTCACACGCTACACCAAGGCCGATGGTTGCGGAAGTTGCTGAGACTTTCGTCAATCCGCCACTTTGGACCCAGCCGTAGTTCGTAACCGAGCCGCTATTGGGCACCAAGTTTACGGTTGCTCCGACCGGAGAATTCCCAGTAGTTGAAGGCGTGCAGCCATTGTACTTTGAGAGAACCAAGCTTGCCGTATCGGTCCCCGGAACCAACTGCGTAATGTTCTGTGGCAGCGGGTCACGAAGTTGTAGGGTGACATATCCTGTACTTGCAGCGGCGGCGGTGTTCCCCGCTAGTTTCAAGGTGTACAAACCGTCGGTGTTAGTAAGGCTAACGTAGTTGAATTGGTCTTGCGTGACAGCGGTTGAACTATTGGTGACAACCAGTGAACGGGAACCCGCTTGCAGGTTTGCCGTTGTTTGGCCGCCGGTGCCGACTGCTGTAACCGCCAAACCAGTCGAGTTGGCCGGTGCAGCTGGTCCTTGCAGGACGAAGCCGGGAGCGATTGAAGAAGTTCCACCGAACTTCACATATCGGAAGTAACGTCCATCTTCCGTCATACCCAAAGCTCCAAGTTCGTCTTGACTGGTTGTAGTGAAGGTGTCAAGGTCTGTGCTGGTGAGTATTCTAAAGCCTGTTTCCATAATATATTTCCTCTCTTTTCCTAATTTCCGGTAATGCCCGTAAGTTTACCATCGCGCCGGGGTTGGTCGTCCATCAGGTTCCCCAAGAGGACAACTCCACCAACTTGACCAAGTTGATTGATTGAACTCATCAGGTCACGGAACTGGAAAGCGCTTGGGAATGGTACGTCTTCGTAGAAACCTTCCATGCTTTCGACGGTCGAAGAAATATCTCGCAATTCGGCAGACCGTTGGACTGCGAAGAACAAGTATTTTTCATTAATCCAGAAGAAAGTGCCGGATGGAGCTTTATCGTCAGCCACCATTGGGCGGCCGCGCCAACTGATTGAGATGAAGCCTCCGGCAGCGTGGACCTCAGTCCCGCGCATCGGAACGCTCGTTCCCATTGGAGTTTTCCCATCAACTCGGTCGTAGCCTGAGATTGCTGTCGTGTCGTAACGAGCAGACAGCATCGGTTGAATGAGTTCCTCGATGAGTGTCCAGTCAGCTTTGTCGGTCAAACCAAGTGTCGGGCTTTCAGTTGTGCTAGAAGCTGCCGATACGTTGTCAAACTCTGAGCTAAGGTATGCCAAGGTAATCGTTCCACCTGAGACAGGCGTAACGTCTGCCTTCAGAAGCGGGTAAGTCGTTCGGGAAAGCCCACCGTATGTTGGTGCGTTCGTACCGTTATCGACAATGTTGCCAAGGCCGTCAAAGGCTTTGCCAAGGCCGAAACCGTAAAGCAATGTACCGATTGAGTCGGCCATCGAGATTTTGGCCTCGTCCATTTTGGCGGTCAACAGTTTAATGACTTGTGACTCTGTGTTGCCGTTTACTGCGGCTTCAATGCCGGGGATAACCACCGACTGCTCGTAACCTGTGATGTAGAACGTCATTTGACGAGTGTTGTTAGTAGCTGCCGTCGGCCATGTGTCCATGCCGTTAAATGGTCCACCAGTAGTGCTGAATGCTAACTGAATGGGGATGTTGTAGCTAATGCCTTCCCAGTCCCTTGTGTTCGAGAGGACCTTGGAAGTAAAGACATTCGAGTTCGATACGTTGTCCACCAGCACCGGCAATATGTACTGATAAGTAATGTCTGTCACTCTGTCCGTAAATATTTGACCTGCCATTTGTCTTATCCTCTTAATGTATTAAAAAAAATACCTGAGCGCGCGGCTCAAGTACCTTTATGTTTCAATAATAACAGAAACTATTTTGTTGAGTCAACAGCACTATCGGGTTGAACTGTTTTTGGAGTAGTCGTAGTGGTCGATGTAGCTTCAACTTCCTCTGGTGTAAGGTCATCCCCCGCTGGTTCTGGAACAGTTGGGGGGGGAGCACTTGGACTTGTAACGGCGGTGGCGTCAGTAACAGGAATGGTGAAAACTGGTGCTGCGACTTTAGTTGCTACATCTTTAACACCATGTTTCTCAAACAAATCCTTAACCACCTTTGAAGCTCCCTCGTAATTATCGGGGATTGTTACATACTGAAGGTCCTTGATTAAATTGCGAGCTTCGGTTTCTGTAACGACACCGACATGCTCAAGTATCGCCATAATTAACGCTACAAAATTGTTCATACTAAATTACTCCTGCTTTATAAGCTCTTAATACATCTTGCATTGATGCTCCGGCGGGCAAGTGCTTCCGGTTAGTTCCCGGTGCTTCTCCTTGGGGAGCTGAAATTTTCTTAGCAACTTCTTCCCGCTCTCGTTGCTGGGACGGTTTGGGGGTCGGCGCGGGTGGTTTTACTCGTGTCTGCCGGGCAAAATACTTATCGGCAGCATCGGCATAACCTACCCGATAGCTTAATCCCTTTTGGGCATAAGCCATATTGGTTTTATCCATGACGTCATATATTTCATTGGCAACTTTTACGGCTGGGTCTTCATTGAACTTAGGGTCATCATCTTCATATTTGAATTTTTCCAACAGCCCCTCTTTTTGGAGCGATTGAATATCTGCCCGAACATCCACGGCCTCCTTGTTCTTCAAGTCTTGATATTGCTGCTGTTGTTGTTCTCCATTGTACTTAGTCAACAAGTCGCGAGCGTTTAGTTCCTGTGAAGCTAGTGCTTGGCTAAAGGACATTTCCGTACGTTTATCGGAAAATTCAAAATCCTCAGGTAAATCCTCAAGGCGCTTTACCGTATAAACTTTGTCTTTCTTCCCCTCCTCATGGCCGACAGTGCGAATGTCTGGAAGGTTGTCTATAATATATTGCTGCCAAGGGGGAAGTTCTACGGGTTCCTGGAAGTCTTCTTCCTCCACAGTTTCGCTTTTATCACTTGGAGTCGCAAGAACTTCCTCTTGTTCAGGCGCTTCAGGTTCTTTTGGTGTTTCCTCTGGAGCATCTGCTTTCGGCTTAACATCTTCTTTCTCCTTTGGAAGTTGTGCTAATATTTTGTCCACTTGCTGAGTAAGTGGACGGTTGCTATCTAGTACTGGTGCCGCTGGTTTGTTTTTTGGTTCTGCCAGTATTGAAGGAGCCGGTGTTGTTGGGGCGACTGCGTTAGTTTCCTCTGTTGCCATAAATATTCCTTATGTTTAATTGTATCAAAACGGTGGCAGATTAGATATGTTCGGTTGAATTTGAGGCTGTTGTGGGGCTAAGTTCGGTGCCGAACTCTGCATTATGGACTGGATTGGGGAAGCCGGACCAACTGGTGGCGTTCCTGGTAAGGGTGCGGCTGTCACTGGGGGGGAACCCTGCGGACCGGCCGGTACGTTTTGTGGAACTACAGGTATGCCCCCCGGCGGTGGGCCTTGCACGGGCAAGCCCATAGGGGATGCCGCCGGGTTGACTTGTCCCGGAAACTCTGACTGTTGGATTGCTGGCGGGAGCGGAGCGGTCGGCTGCTCTTGCTTTTCGGTGCTGGACACTTGTTCCAGCGCATTACGGATTGCCAGTGATTGTGCGGCCTTTTTCACAAAGGCAATTATATTGTGTTGGACTTTATCTTTCGCCACTAGGAAATCGTCGTTAATCATAAGTTTACGCATCTGTTCCAGATATTCGGCCGTGGGGTTTACACGCGGGTCCGGCTTCTTGCCATGCAAAAGTTCGGTGAAGTCAACAATAGCCTGACGGTTGGCGTCGCTTTCCGCTAGGTCCATAGCTAGGCTAGTCGGGTCCTGCTTCCACTTCACCAAGTTGTCATATAACTTTTGAGGGTTATCCATGTGCATCAGCCGGTAGTAGTCGTATGGAGCCAACAGGCCAAGTTTGGCGGCGTTCTGTGCGACTGCCTCTTGCCTTGCTTTATCGAAGGGCAGCGTTGTACCGGCCCGCACGCGCACATTCATGCCATGCTTTATTTTGTCTTGGTGCATTTCAATGTAATCAAAGTTCCCATCGCCGCCGTTTATAGTGGCATAATGTTTTTCCACGTACCAGACCTTCATCATTTGCACTAGCTGTTTCAAGTAATAGTCGATGGAATACTCAACTGCTCGAACGAACTTATCTTGACGGCCGCTGGCTTGGTTCTTAATCATAACTGCTTGAGTGGCCGTCATGTCTTGGTTGTCATCGGCGTCGGTGCCACCTCGAAACTGTGTAGGCGTGCCCATAATATTATGGATAGTCGCTCGGTTATCCTGCACCATAGCGATTGCCTGCTCTGAAACAAGTTGAGGCGGTAGTTGGGTTACTACATCTCTAACCGTTTGTCCCGGTTTCGTCTTTACTAATAGAAGCTGGTTCGGGTCGCCGGTAAAGTTTTGGGCATCTTCGCTTCGCATGGCGTTGGCATCGAGCACCTTAAAGCCGTTGGCTGTTGCTAGGTTGTCGATGTTCTGACGGCCAAGTTTATTTAGAACATCTTGCTGTGCCACCGCCTGTTCGACTGCCGAAGTCTTATCAATCCAGCTGCTACCGTCATTAATAGCGTTAAACGGAATAAACGGCTTTGCAGGCATGTCAAGGAAGTTTTCGGCCTCATTATCATAAAGCCAGTTTGGGTTACGATATTTTGCTAAGACAAGGTCATTCACATACCAAGCAACAGCTTCACAGGGCTTGTGCTCTTTGTCGTAATAAGTAAACCAAACTTCGCGGTAAGCAACTTCCGCTGAAGTATTTTTCTTAGCTTTTCTTTGTATGGCGAACACGCGGAGAATATCTTTTTCCTTGTCCGGAAAACGTGAAATCACTCCTTCAATGGAGTCCTTTAGAACGTGACAGATGAACCGGGGGTTTGAACCCATGCGGGCGTTCTTGTCAACAATCACATGATTTGAGTCAACGCACTCCACCACTATTTCGCCGTTCTTGCCGTAGTTCGGGTCCCAGCGGAGTTTCAAGAAGCCGACGTATTTGCCCATGAGGTTCGTAAGAGCAGCTTCAATCTTCCGTGGAAGTTCAAACTTTTCCCCGTGCGAATGCAGGAAATCTTCAAGGTCCGTGGCGGCTTGTATAGCTTCCGGAGTATCTTCGTTAGGATAGGCTTCGGCTCGTGGAGTTTGGGCGCATACATACGACATTATTGAGTCGGCAGCGACGAACATTTCGTTGTCAATATACGGTGTTTGGTGTCGGTATAACTTGTGTTCCTGAAGGTGCTTGCCTTCGAGCATTTGAGCATTTTTCAAACGCTTGTTTTTCAGATTGTACTCATTAACATCATCAAAGTAATCTTTTGATTGATTGATAGCTAAGTTTAGGTTCTGAATAATGAATTTCTCGTCGAGGTCAAGTCCCAAGGCTGGGATAACTTGTAACAGGCCATCTTTATTAGCGAGGTTATCGAGGTTGTAGTCGCTAAGAGGCTGTGTAAAGAGTTGAGGATTAATGGCGAAAGTTCCTTCTTAAAAATAAAAAGCCGCAAATTGCGGCTCAAAATACCTTCTACGCTAATTTTAGCATAAAAGCTGCCTTAGCAATAGTTAACAGATTAAGGATTAGCTAGTAAGTATACTAAATGCCTGTAAGGGGTACAGTGCGTTCTGCCCTTCTGTAACCGTCACATGGTAACTACTTACTCCTGAAATAACAAAATATAGCGGCTCGCCAAGGTACGCGTTAATTGATATTGATAAACTGCTATGTAGCTCGGATTGTCCCTTCGATAGTATTAACTGACCGGACCAATTGACCGCAGGGTCGTTACTGGCAGCTGGACTACCTACCCCGATATCTGGACGCCCTGTTATTGAAAATCCTTCTGCGGAACTGTTTTCACTACCATTAATCGTAGACTTCCCAAGCGTATATACAATATTTATGACATACGCAACAGTGGGTGTAAAGACCGGCAGGTCAACTCCCTTGGGGAAACATACATTTTGATTTGCAACTCCGAGAGACCCTTCAATAGTACAGAAGTTGCCGTTAGAACCAGCGACATCAAGCAAGGTTGTAATCGGTGCCGTGACAGCCACAGGAGCCGTCTGAACGGCTGCCGGTGCTGGAGCAGGAGCCGGTGCTGGTTTCTTTGCTTTAGCCGCCTGCGCGGTGGTCTTGGGAGGCGGGCTATTGTAGGTCTTCGTGTTGCTGGTGAAGGTGGATGCGTAAGCTCCGCCCGTCAGTGCGGCAACGGCTGCAATGGTGATAATGGTTGGCTTTGCTTTTAAAAACTTCATACCCCCAACATACTACCGAACCATAGGCATGTCAAGCTTGGAAGTATAAGTTGAAGGTCCGCTTACAGCCTTGCCCCCTGCACGTAATCTGGACCCAACTGTTAATATTGCTGGGGATTTCTCTTGTGGGGTAGCCTTCGCCAAACCAAACAGTCATAATTTCTTTGTTAACGCTGAACAGATAACCACGGCACCGCATGCAGTAATAGGGCAATGAGTGGCTGAGTTTCTCGGCGGGAATTATCATGTTAATAGGCACACGTATCTCTTGTAAAAGCATTTAAATATCCTTCCATGTTCGTTGCTCTTGATTGCGGAATATAGCACCAATATCCAAGGCTGGGATTGCCCCGTTGCCGTTGCCGGTGCCGTAAGGGGCCATGGGGGGAGAAGTGACTGGAGCACCCATAGCAACAAATTTTGACTGAGGCCCCCGGCTATAAACGTATGTTTCCAGTCCATAGCGAAGGGCGTCCATTAGGTGATTGTTCACATCTTCCGGTTTGTTGAGGATTTTGCCATCTTTGTCGGTTTGCCATAAGTAGTTGCGGTATTCCTTAATCAAATTTGTGCTGCGCTTCGTAACCATAATGTAACAACCCTGTACATACTGTATCCCTTGGTTAACACTACCCGGACCCTTTTGGGCGGCGGCGATATTGACCTCGTATGTGCCAAGTTCGTCAATCGACTTCGGCTCGGCGCTGTCGGCATGCACAAGTAAGTCTGGTTCTTCCAATGCCAGAAGTTTGAAGGCCAGTTCTTTGTTGGAACAGCCCCGTTTATAAAGCTGTTCGTCAAGGATGAACCCTTGGTCAAACTTATAAATATCTACGATGGCGGCTGGGTCGTTGCTGTAGCCAAAATCGAGACCTCGTGAAACCAAACGAGCGCGTTGCGGAATGGCTTCAAGAATGTCCCAGCCGGTGTATACGCGAGTTTCAATCTCACCAAGCTGCCCAAGGGCGTAAACTTTGTACCAGTTTTTATTACTCTTGCGGCTTTCAATGGCGTCGATGATTGATTGCTCCAGCCCTTCGTTGTCCCTGTAGGTGAGGGTTAGGAAGTCAATACTATTGTGCGGCATGACTTCGGTGTAAATCCAATATTCGTGCGTGGGGTTGCTATCAACCCACACGATTTCTCTCGTTCGCACTTCCAGCTGCGTGTAAATTTCATATTCGATGTTGTTGCCTTCATTAATGAATAAAACATCTCGCCTCGGCCCGCGCACTTTTCCGGGTTGGTCGGCGCTGAAGAACTCAATAATACTCCCCGTTTCAAATGTATACGTGCTATCGGTCTTATTCCAACTATCGTCCTTTATGTATCCCTGTTCGGCCATGATAACAAGGAAGTCGCGGATAACGCCTCGTTTCAAGTGCGGGTACGTTTCGCTTACCACTGAAATAACTTTGTTTTGGTGCGACTGAGCGTAGTCAATCAGCCACATAAGTATTGAAAAGCTTTTGCTTGCGCTCGTGCCGCCACTAACGAACCGAATGCGCTTATTAAGCTTTGCTATCTTTTTCAGTGCTGTCGTTGCTATGTATGGCATTCGTGCTTATCCCCCCCAGAATTGGAGTGGGTAATTCCTTTCCAGCCGTCGTAATGTCGATTTGTTGTCGATAACCGTGTTTAGCAAGAAACTCGGCCGCTTTTACGTCGCCAGCAAGGGCTTTGGCTGTCATGACGTAAATGACGGCTTCCCAGCCACGCTTACCGTAACGCTCGTTAAGTTTTGTCCTTGTGTCAGCATTGACGGGCATCTTCTCCCAGTCGATACCATCTTCCATTACATCACGGATAATGGTTGAAAGGCTTCTTGCCCCAAAAGTGCGGCCGCCGAACTTATTGCCGGGCTGAAAGCGGTGCGGAACGGGGGGTGTTTTGTATGGCATGTATAAGTCCCGAATACTTTACGCTAGTGCTTTATTAATAATACTTACTATTTCGCTCTTGAGTCCGTACGTCTTTTCAGTATGGACTAGCTGGCTGTCATGCCGCCATACCGGGATAAGGGCATCGAGCACCTGATTATGCAACGAATGGGTGGCTCTGGTGTGTAGTACTGCGTCAGAAGGGTCAGAAAAGCGGTGCGAACAAGTCGCACATACTATTTGTTTGTAGTATTGGTCCTCTACGCTCATGACACAATATCCCTTCGGTAATCAGGAAGTTGCTGGCGGTCCTGAATTAGGTTCATCAAATCCGAACGGTGTTGGCGAACCGACACGAGCTGTTCCAGCAAATCCCATTCGCGCTCTCTTAACTGTTCAATTTGTACCATTACTTCCGCCGTCCTAGCTGGTACGTTAAGTTGTTCCATGTCATAGCTCGCCGTTAACCCGCGTATAAGCTTCAATCGTGTCTGAGAGTTCTGCGGTCAATATTTCTGTAACGGCTCTGAAGTTCTTAGCAATTTTTTCAGAAAAAGCGGGGTCAACTTTTTTCCAGTTAGCCACGATGCCGCTGATTTTGTACAGCCGGTCAAAGTAAGAGTCGGCTTGGGAGGCCAATAACGCTTTCTGGTCCACTTGGGCCGTAAGTCGGCCGAAAACTTCTTGGCTAAACATCTTTTTTTCTTTCGGCGATAATTTGTTGTGTGCGTTGGCGAATGCGGGCGGCTGCTTGGTTACGCTTGTCGGGGAAAGTAAAATCATCGGGGCCGACCGGAACCCCTCGGTATTTTATTTCTGTGAACCCCGCTACACCCTCATTAAGGTGCTCGTGTACCCAACCGGGAACGTCTTCAATGGACCCCCACTTTTCCTCGTCTTCAACCCGGATGTAAATAGTCACGTTCATCTAATATATATTATATGCTACTTAACCTTTTTGCGCTATAGTTTGGTTTATTATGGAAGGCATGCCTCGAAAAGAAAAGTTTGGCCCCATCCAGACAGTACGAGAACTTGGGTTACGAGCTATCCGAGCGTTCTTCCACACCGGCCCGCAGTTTGATGGCGAGTACTTGCTGGATTTCATTAATCGTGGCACACAAGAAGCCGAAGATTACAAGCAGCCGCCGCGACAAAGTTAAAAATGTGCTTGACACGCCTGATTGGTTCGGTGTATCATAATAATGTAACGTCAGTGAGATGGAAGTTACGATACCATTACGAATAATCGTAAATAGAAAACTCGGTCTCGGTCTCACTGGGGGCCGAGTTTTTTGTTTTACAAGCAAGCTTAAGAATGGAGTGGGAGACAACCGGACTGATGCATGCAGGAAGGTTGTTATTTATGAACAAAATAAATGCGACAACACAAACATTCGATTACAGCCAAACCCGGAGCTTCAACTTCGGCATAGCACAAGAAGTCGGCATTAATGCGGCGCTAGTGTATGACGAGTTGGCGTTTTGGGTGGGCAGAGGAAAGCGTCAGGATGGGTGGATTTGGAAAAGTTACGACGAAATGGGAGAAAGGCTCGCCCTAACAAAAAAGCAACTGATGCCCGCTTATACCAAACTTGAAGCGGCGGGCTATATTGAGACAAAAATAATGAAAGCCAATGGGTTCCCTACCAAGCATTTCCGGTTATTACGTTTGGTAACTAAGGAGGCTTTGGTTAGTGACAAAAAGGAACTAACGGGTACAGATGGGTTAGTGACAAAAAGGAACAAACCATATACAGCAACTATTACAGACAGCAACTCACCCACAGCTGATGAAGTTGTTGCCTTCTACAACGAAGCCTTTAGTACAAGCTACAGGCCGGTGCCGGAACTTATGACGGCAATACACGCAAGGCTTGAGACCTTCACCTTAGAAGAAATCAAAACCGCCATTACCGTTGCCGCAAAGGATGCGTGGTTCAACGGAGCTAACAAAAACGGCACCCCGTTCAACATCCGGTTCCTTATGAGCCAAAGCCAGCGGATTGACGCCATGCTCAACGCTACCAAGATGGTTGCGGTGCCCACGCGGCGAGGGAGGTACTGATGAGCCTCATTAACCCGGCGCTGTGGGCAACTGAGTTCGGCGACCGCCCGATGCCGGACAACTGCACTTACGAAATGTTGTGCATTCGGCGCACCGTAGAAAAAGATATTCCGCGTTGTCGAGAAGTGGTTGCTGGCGGTAGAAAACTCCAAACAGCCTTTGCGGAGAAAGGGGTCCGTTACGACAGTTCGGTGGTCGTGGAGTGTTACGCGAAAAAAATTAATGAAATTTTAGAAGGAGAAATATAATGGACGATTACTTAAAAATTAAATTGGACAAAATGACGGAGGAAGGAAAAATAAAAACGCTCAAATATTTGGCGACCGGCCAAGCCGACAAACTTATTGACCGAAAACGGCACTACGATTTCTCTCTAGCCGTTGACTTCACCGAAGAAGCGTTGGAAGCATACAAGAGTTGGGGAAAAATGGTGGGGATTAGTACTGGCTATCCGTCGCTGGACCGCTTAATGCTTGGGCTTGTAGGGGGGGAAGTTACTGTTATCGCCGCAAAAACTTCTGTTGGTAAGTCGGCGTTGGCGTTAAACATCGCCAGCAACGTAGCCGTGCGCGGGAAGCCGGTGTTGTTCGTTACGCTGGAAATGACGCGGCGGCAGATGACCACACGTTTGCTCCACCTGCACGGTGGCGACACGGACAACTACTACTCCGCCGCAACCAATATCGCCTACCAGAAGACTGACCGATTGGAGTGGCGCGACATCAACGGATTAATGAAAGCGTTTTGCCAGCTTTTTACTCCAAGTTTGGTGGTGATTGACCACCTGCATTACTTCGTTCGTGAGTCCGACCACCAAAGCGAGGTACTAGGCGCGGTTACTAAGGAACTGCACATCGCCGCCGAAAAATATAACGTACCCGTAATACTGGTGAGCCACGTTCGTAAAACTGACAAAGACATCACCATGGAAGATTTACGCGGCAGCTCATTCATTGGGCAAGACGCCGATATTGTGCTGCTCGGCGGCCGCACACAGGAAGGCGACCTATCTATCCTGATACAGAAAAATCGAAATCGGGGATTTGACCCAAATGATAACGAAATTGTTCTTAACTTTGACCAAACCAAAATAACGGAAAAGGCCGAAGGGAGAACAACACCATGGAGTCACTAGAGGAAATTCTGAAGCGTATGGGGGAAAAAAGAAACTGGAAAAAACGTATTGACACATAATAGGTGGTTCGGTTATACTTTAAGTATAAGCTAAATTAGGAGTCATCATGAACCTAACCGTAAAAACAACGAAAAGAATAGTATTCAACAAAGGCAAAGTAAACTTATCGTTCGACATACTAGCGAGCGGCTATTCAGTATCGGGGTACGGCTTCAAAGGAACAGCCGCCGACTTTCTTGAAGCCTTACGAGAGTTTACCGATGAAGTAGAAAAAAAATTAAGTTACGAGCAGTAAGGGGAAATGTATGAGAACTCAACAAGAAAAGGTTCTGGCAATAATGCAGAGCGACCCGGCGAAGTGGTGGCTGCCTCACGAGATTATGAGTGCCGGTGCCGCTACAAATAATTTCGTTGGCTATGAAGCATCCGCCCGAATGTCAGAACTGGGTAAAATGGGAAAATTGGAAAGTAAGCGAAGCGGTAAATACATGGCACGGCGCTTAAAGACTGAGCGCCACAGCGCTGAAACCATCGTTTCGTCTACAACTTCCGCAACCGCAACTTCCGCAACTTCAGGCACAGCGCAGACAGCATTACTTGAAGTTGCTGCGCCTAAACCAAAAATGCAATGGTATATTTAACTAAGCTAAGGAGTTGATATGGTTTTTAAGAAGGGAGATGAACGCACTATTGAAATATCTCGAAAAGCAGGGAAAGCGTCAGCGCTGAAGTCGCCCGCTAATTTCAAAAATATGGACAAAGAGGCCCTCCGTAAGTTTAATTCGGAAATGGGCAAGCGGTCCGTGGCGGCACGCCGGAAACGTAAAGCTGAAAGTACCAAGGGGGAGTAAAGCATCATGAACGGTGCCACTTTAAATTTGCTTGACCTAGTGTGGACGCTACCGATGGCACATAACAACGAGGAGCGTATTAGAGGAGGGCGATGGCTCGGAAAAAAAGCCATCCCATAAAGCCATGTAAAAACTGCGGTAGAACCGGACATTATGCAATAAATTGTTATAACCTCCGCCGACCTTCACTAAGACAAAGGAAACCCCTTCGCCTCCGGTCCCAAAAAGAGGAGGAGCGTTATGGGATTTTTCATAAAAAATGGCATGCGATTAATCCGCCCAATGCGGAAGGGTTTTGGGTTTGTTACTTACAAATTAGCAAAGGCTGCCCGAAGGTTCTAACCTACGAGGAGCTACAGCTGGAGCACGTTTTCCCGCGTTCTAAGTACCCGGAGCTAAAATACGTGCTTGCCAACGTAAAAGCGGCCTGTGCGCCTTGTAATAAGCTCAAACGGTCAAATACCATTTATCAAATGGCACTCTTTTATCCACGGTTGGCGGAACTTATTAATTCCCCGGAGTGGTTCCGACTTGTGGCGGAGTTGGGGGTATTTTCTTCTCAACTTCAGCGACAAGTTGGTCCACCTCCGGCTTAATAGCCGTGGGGATTGCCACTTGTGCCTGTGTTTCCTCGCTCTGGAACAGTTGAGAAAGAGCAACAATGACAATATTGAACATCGGCATAGTAGCCAAGTAGTTTTTATCGCTAGTGGCAAGCGCCGTTACCCCGGCAAGTGCGCCGGACAACACCAGCCACAGGAAAACCTTTCCGACTTTCCCCCATTCGGATTTGCTGATTTTTGTAATCGTAATAGTCATAACTTCTCCTTTATCTGCTTACTCAACTTTTCCAACTTACTGTGCAGTTGCTCGTGACTAAATTCCTGCGCGTCGAGTTTCCGGTGGGTTTCTTCATGAAGTTTGTTTTGTAATCTATTCTGGGCACCCAATAGTGGAAGTGCTAAAAGTTGGATAACCGTTTGGCTGACGTAAGTACACCAAGCTACGACCGAATGGGCCTTAAAGAGCGGGGGTAATTCTACTAAGTCAAGGAGGACGCAGAACCAAAAAAACGACATTGAACTAAGCTTGTTGCCCAGATATTGTGCTAACCATTCGTTAATCCGCTTCATTTAATTTCCGGTGTGTTCTGGAAGCAGTTATCGACTTCGTTCGTTATTTGGGCCTTGGTAGCCGACGGGTCGGGGGCTGTTGTGAAAATACACACCAAGCCATCTCTAATAAATGTTTCGAGTGCCTTCGAGTTGTTGAGCTGGTTTAGTTTAACTTGCTCCGTTTGCTTTTCCTGTAACTGAATGGTCTGGGTGTGGTTATTGAGCAGTTGCTTTACCTGAAGATTGGTAACTATTTGCAGAACCAGTACCAGTATCAGGAAAGCGTAGAGCACGAACTCCTGAACGGTTTGGAAGGGATGAAAGTTCAGCTTCATTTCCTACCCGTAATTCCATTAACGAAGACTGTTACAGCGGTGCTGACGATAAGAGCCAAGCCGGTAACAAGTGCTCCGACCTTGGTGGCGTTGACCGCTTGCTTGGTGCTTAAAGTGGCTACTGTATCTTTCACACCCTCAACTTTATCATTGACTCGGTCAATGCGAGTTAGCAGGCGACTTTCCATGTCTGTAAGTTGTTGATAGATGTCGCTATTTGTCGGCTTGCCATTAGTCACTACGCTTCTCGGTCTTCTGGCTGCCCTTTATACATTTCTACTTGTTTGTAAGTTTTGTCCAGAAACGAACAAACTTTCTGGGCCAGTTCTTGCGCCTTTCCCCGGTCAACTTCGGCAAGTTTTCCGAGTTGAGAAATCAATTCAGCTAAATGGTCTTCAGCGTGGTCTTTGTTGTACTCGACAGAGTCCGACGTATGTTTTACGCGCATCATGACATCCTGATATGTCGGCGGCCAGTTCTTGGGTTGTTTAACACCGCTGTCTGAATATCGGCTTGCTTGGTTTAAGACTGATTTAATTCCACTCATGATTACTTTTTCCCGTGCATCTTCCAGAATAAGGCACCGGCGACACGTTCACCGGCCTCTTTGCTTCCATATTCTTTAGCCGCTTTATTCTCCACATTCTTAAATCCGGTTTTACCCTTTACGTTTTTCTTTCCGAAATCATGCCCTTTACGAGCCTGTTTCACTAATCGAGAACGCTTCATCGCTGCCTGAACCTTACTTGCCGCCATTACCTGCTCCTACTCCGCCACCGATACCGCCGTGGCCGCTGCCTATTGACCCTTTACCACTTCCAATAGCTGGACCGTGAGTAGAGTTACCGGCACACGTACAAGTCGGACAGTGCTTTTTTGTCCGCTTCATTGCTGATTGAACTTTCGAGGCCATAACTACTCCTTAAACTTTAGTTTTATCTTGAGGGACTTCAAGTTCTTTGAATTTTGTCCGGCAATTTTTAGCGCTGATTGTACGGCGCTCCCCGCGTGGGCTGCTTTCTTCGACCGCTTATAGGCTGACTGGACTTTCGTGTTACTCATATAAAAAAAGAGCCATAACTCGGCTCAAGTACCTTCCAAAATAATTATACCAAACTGTGTTAAGTTGCAAAAATGTAAGCTTGACTATTTACTAACCGAAACATTATAATTAAATTAATGATTATTGAGCCGATGCGAGGTACAGTCTTAGTTGAACTTGGCACGTCCGAATGGGGAGACATTCCGGTGCCGGAAAAATCCCACGACTCTCTTACGTGGGGAAAAGTTGTTGCAGTTAACGAGGACGATAAAGAAGCATACGGGTTCTTGCAAAACCGCAACGCTCATTGGCGCAAATATAAAGATGATGCTCGCGTAGACAACAACTACGCTTTCATTGAAATTAAAGATATTTTAGGAACATCATATGCAAATACCACAAGTACTCGTTAATCGTGACCAGCTTCAAAAAAAGATAACCCACGCTTCAGAAATATTGTACGAAATGGCGAAGGCAGGGTACGGCCCCGGCAGCGGCAGCACTATTCTTGGCTTCCGTTACGGTGCTCCAATGCTATCAAAAGATGGTGTTACCAATATCAAACAAGTTCGCAGCACGGACCCATTTGAAGATGATATTATCCAAGCCATTAAACAGGTTTCTGAAAAAAACAATATGAAAGTCGGTGACGGCACAACGGCTGTTGTTATTCTTGCCCATCACCTTTTGTTGGCCGCCCAGCGGATGGAAGGGAAAGGATTAACTCCAGCTGAGATTGTTGCCATGTTGAAGATAGCGGAGGAAAGGGCGCTGAAGCATATTGAAAAGCTGAAGCGGCCTATCAAAAAATCGGACCTCGTTAAAGTTGCTACCGTGTCCGCCGGAGATGCCGAACTTGGGATGATGATTGCCGATATTGTGCATGAAGTCGGTGCCGATGGTGGTGTTGTGATTGAGGGGTATGAAGGTTTGGGAGTCCATAATGAACTTATAGATGGCTTTTACTTCCCCAAAGGCTACAAAGATACGCTGCTCATCACTGATACGACGCAAAATCAGTCCAATCATTTCGACGTACCAATTCTTATTTCAGAAAAATCCTTCAATACCGAAGTAGACATTGCGCCGGTATTGGACAAAATTGTTAAGAACGGCATTAAAGAACTGGTTATAATCGGCGAAGTAAACGGTGCCGCTCTGGAAATACTGAAAATGTCTAAGGCCAAGGGTATTCTTATGGGAGTGCCGGTTGACCCCCCGTATACCGTCGGCGGCCGCACGCTGTTTCTTGACGACATAGCGCTCATGTGCGGGGCAACCGTGTACGGTGGCGTCAACTTCACAACGGAACAACTGGGTTCTGCCAGCGAAGTACTGGTAACTGCCAGCTCAACAACAGTACTTGGTGGCGACAGTGAAACGGAAGCCGTAAAAGAGCGCGTCCAACTTATCCGGACGCAGCTTGAAGAAGAAGACAGCCAGCAATCCGTTCAGTTTGCCAAGGACCGGCTCGCTCGTTTAACAAATAAAATGGCTATCATAAAAGTCGGAGGCGCAATCGAGTTTGAGCGCGATGAAGTCAAGTTGCGAGTACAAGACGCTGTCTGCGCTGTGCAGTCAGCACTGAGGGACGGTATCCTGCCCGGTGGTGCTGTTGCTCTCGCTACCGTGAGTGATACTGATTTCGATGACGCATTCAAACAGCCATTCAAGCAACTTGTTTCAAACTGCGGACAAAACGCCGAGGCGCTTTTGGCGCACGTAGAGGCCGCAGAACCGTGGTTTGGATATGATTTGAGGAATATTACTGCTGAACCCGTGAACCTGATTAAACAGGGCATAGTGGACCCCAGCTTGGTTGTTAAGGAAATAATCACAAACGCAGTTTCAGTTGTGAGCGGATTGATTACTGCCAATGCTGCAACCGCCTATAAGCTAGAAGCAAAAGAATGAGAGCCGCTAACAACTTCAGCCTAACGCAACTTGTCGAGCGCATCGACGAACTGGAAGACATGGCGCTGAAAATCCCTAATAACGAACCGCTGATAAGGCGTATCGAAGAATTAAGGTCGCAGTTTAACAAACGAAGCCAACCGAATTTCAACAAGGGAATTGTGAACCCGTTGCCGCCAGAGAGCGTTGACTTGCAGAACAAATCAATCATCACTCCAAAATCACCAGACCAGTACGAACGAGAGCACCGAGAATGGGAACATCGACTACAGGTTTCATAGACGAACACGGTAAGTACCACCGAGGGAAAGACAAGCCGATGCCTTCAGCCCGTTCTTCAACGTACCGGCAATACTCGCACGACATAGGCCGCAAGGAGTTTGCCGGAGAAATTATACAACCGAACAAGAACGGCAAGCCAAACCCGGCGTTTATATCAGCTTACCCCGATTACTCTCACGAATATTGGAGCCAAGAACAAATCAACAAAGCATTAAGAGAGGACACGGGAAGCAAAACATGAGTAAAAAACTAGACGAAAAACTAGCGAATAACTCTCGCGACATCCAACTAACGCCAGATGAGTTTGCGTATATTTCTTCGCTGGACCAAGTAATGCGCTCATTTGAACATTACTCAAACGAACTGAAACGGGATTACCTGCGAACGGTAGCCCTTAACCACGGGTTTATACCCCAAGACAGCTTCGAGGTCACGATTGACTTGATGAGCGAAACGCACGTTATGACCGTAACCAAACTTGACAAATAGCGTACCGAACCATACAATGAAAGTATGGCTATATTATTTATAATTTTCTGTGCTTTTATGGCTTCCGCATTTGGTGGATACGACGACTAACTATTGTGTGGGACTTTCGAGCGCTCCAAGTAAACTTTGTATGTTGTTAACTGCCCCATTAGAAGCTGCTTGAGCGGTCGGCTGACTCTGCATGATTGAAGGGACCATCCCCGGCGTAAGCCCAGCGTTTGTTTCGGCAGACTGCAACGCTCCCTGTGAAGCGCCGAGATTAGAACCAAACAGTGACGCGGGTCCACCTGTAATAGTCTCTCCAAGTCGAGATAATATGCCACCGAGCGGTCCCTGTGCGCCTCCGGCCAAATTTAGTTCATTCAGGTAGTTCTGGTATGCCGACTCCGCACCGGCAACCTTCTGTGCCGCAGGAACCAAACTTGCAAGGTTTTGTAAACCACCAAGCCCCGGCATGTCAAGGGATTGTTGGATTGCGATACTCAATGGACTATTCGTATTATTGAAATCCATAGGGGTTACTCTGCTCCCATTATTAGCTGTAGCGACATCATTCGGTGAGTTGGCGACTACTTGTGCTGCGGCGGCCGGTAGAAAACTCCCCCCTATTTTGCTCAAAACACTTCCGGCACCGGCCATAACAGCCGGGTCTTGGATTGCTTTAGCCGCCAGCGGAAGACCCAAAAATGCAGGGTGATGCCCAAGCGTACCTTCAAGCAGGCTGCCCGCCCCTAAGACATTTTTGCTACTTAACAAATTCCCCGGCTGTTCCGCCGTCGCTGTTCCTTTGGCGCGAGCTACTGCTCGTGGGGTAGCTACCCCGTTTTCAATGTCGTTAATAGCCATCTTGGAGGCTTCGTTCATCTGTGCGAACGGACGCATAGCACTCACCAGTTCTTTTCCTGACTGAGCATTGTTAATGGTATCGGCTACATTGTTACCGAGTTTCTCCCCGTAGTTCTGAACTAAGGCGTCCCGGTCTTCATCAGATACGTTGGCGTTTTTTATAGCGCTGTCAACTTCGGGATTATTGGTGAATATTTTGTCTTGTACGTCGTTATAAACACTGTTGAGGTTGTCGTATTGATGCTGTAACTCGTTAGCTACAGTCTTATTTCCCGCTCTGTCGGCGTACTCAATACTGTTGGCAATATTTCGCATTTGTAAGTTTACCGACTGACCGAGCGACCGAGCCTGCGGAGCCGACAATTCATCAGGAACCCCACCATCGGGAACAATACCGGCATCAGCCATTGCCTTGCCGAGTGGTGAAGTAGATAGGTCTGTAATTCCATCGCGCCGCATGTTTTCGTAAATCTGGTTATTGAAACCACTCATGTCAATTGGCTTAGACTTTTGGAGTGCGTCGTTAACCACATTATTAATTTCAAGCCCCCCTTGCGATACGTGCTGCATTTGGTAGGGGTCGGTGCCGTCGTAACCCAACTGGTTAACTAAGCTCGCGTTCTTACCTAAGTTTAGAGAGTTTTGAAGTTTGTCGTTAATAACACCGTAGTTATTCTTAAAAGCTTGAGCTTGATTAACAGAGGCTTTTCCGGCGTTTTCTTCGGCTTGGGAGGCTACTTTATTCTCGGCGCTTTTGGCAAGAATATTTCCCCCTTCACCGAGGAGTTTTGAGGCCCCCATTCCTATCCCTTGACCAACAGCACCTTCAACTCCAGAAGTTACATCGTTTCCTTGGAGGACTTTCTGGCCGGTCATCGCATTTTCAAGTGCTTTCCCAGCTGCTCCACCAAGCCCCGCTATGGCCGGGTCAAGAGCTAACGCTGCCCCGCCAGTGCCAATATCTAAAGCGCCGCTCGCTAACCCACCAAGAATGCTGCCCGCAGTAGGAAGTAGTCGCTCAAGAAGGTTGGGGCTATGAGCAGGAGCTTGAGGTTGTGACGTACCCGGTTGCTGAAGTTGTCCCAATACATTTGTGGCGGTTGAAATGGTGCTTCCATAATTTGACGGCAACGATGCTCCGGGCGGCGAGGGAGTGGATGACGAGGGAGGCGTTTCAAGTTGGTTCAAAAGATTGAGGGGGTTTACTGAAGTGTCCATTATACTGCCCTCGTTGCAAAGCCTTTAATGGCTGATAGGATATTAGAACCAAAACTGGTGCCACCGGAACTTTTTGGCTGCGTTGTTGCGGCTTGGCTGCTTGATGTGGACTTCGTTTGACTGGCTTTATTCTTATCCGCAATGGCTTGGGCTATTTGCGCCTGTTGTTGTTGATTAAGTGCGGCCTGTGCTTGGTTCACCGCGATGGTGGAAGGAGCAATGCTGGCGGCAGCCTGAGCACTTTTCATCTGCGCCTGAGCAGCAATAAAGTTGTTATAGGCACCCACGTATGCAGTCGCATTCGCTGCTGTTACGCCGCCCTGTTGCTGCGCCAAAGTCTCAATTTGGTTCATGGTTTGGGATGCCGTTGCCATTTTAGACAAAGCGCCTTGATATACACTCGTCAAGCCTTGCTGTTTCAGTTGTTCGCTGGTGAGCTGTTGCCCGGTTTGCTGGTTGGCAATGCTGGCGGCAGAGTTCAAGAAGTTATTCATATTCGTCAAATAGCCTTGTTCGCCTTGGGTAGCTTGGCCCAAGTTACCGGCTTCGGACTGATAGGCATTCGCAATTTGAGCACCAGAAGAACCGTATGGATTACCGGCACCGGCCTGTGTCATGGGAGATAAGTTGGCGGCGTTCAGCTGAAGTCTATTCAGGTTGTTCACCGTGTTCGTTACCCCAGCTGGGTTATAACCGGAAAGCGCCATAGCGCTGTTCAAATAGTTCCCATACTGGGTACCGGCATTTGGAATACTATTGGTATAAGCATTGAGAGCATTTTGAGTTTGCCCGACATTATTAACGGAGGCATTATACTGACCCACGTCTTGTCCGGACTGTGTGTTGTATTGCTTTTGCAGGGCATTGCCTTGATTAATCGCGGCGGCGACCTGAGCTTGGGTTCCTGCTTGAGTAATCGGAGCGGCAGTCGGTTGCATGATATAAAAAAACAGAGCTTCGGCTCTGTTCGTACCTTATACACGTATTTTACCATACTAGGATGCTGCAAAGGGGTAGGAATATAGGTGCATGAAAATACTAACCTTGAGGCCCGAAACAGTTTGGGAGGCTTGCGTATTATTCACGAGTTCAACAAAAATCTTACGACCTCCTGTTGCCGAGGTCGAGTAAATTACTAAAAAATATCCATTCGTGCCGTCAAGAATTACCAGCGAACCCTGTAATGGAAACCAGTAGTCCGTTATTCCGGAGCCAGTACCGTTGCCCGTAATATTCACGCGCGTCATAGCGATAACGTCCGTTGGAACTCCGCCGGGGAAGTTTAGTGAAATGCTACTGGATGGGAGTATTCCGGCGGCAGGCATTGTGCCGCTAATCGTACCTGACCCCGTGATAACGCCAAGGTTCTGAAGGCCAGCAATTTCACTGGATGCTACTAACTTTGATACATCAACACTCATGTATTTTCCTTGTACAGTCGAAAGTTCCATTTGCCAGTAACACCGGCGTTGGAATAGTAATATATGTTTTTGTCATCCACAAACAAGCCATAACCTGAACCGCTCCCGCTGGTAGGATTGAGGCTTAAATATACTGCCGGAGCTTGCACGTAAGTTGACTGAACGTCCCAGTACAGAAAACTTGGGATTTCGCCTACACCGTGAATGATGGTCTGAAGTTGCCCGACAGTGCCGACCTGATTAGAGCCTTCTTCGGCATATATTTTCCGATAAGTAGCATAGTTGGACGATGCAAGCGCTGAAGAATATGACATCCCCTGCGATAACGCCAGCGACGGCACCGGCGAGGGGTCGGCTGTTGCCAGTAGCGCTACTTTAACATCAATCGTTAGTGTATCTCCTACCCCTGCTTGTACCGCCCAGACTATAGCCTTGAAAATAATTGAGTTCGCTTCCGCCACCGCCCAAACAGTCACGTTATTTCCGTGAGCATACGGCAGTATGTTAGCGGCCACTTTTGGTGCTTGTCCGAAGTCGTTCCATGTATCGCCGCCATCGTAACTATAAATTCCTACAGGATATGCCAGCTGATTGACGTCTGTTGAAACTGTAGTTAGTGTCTGCGTAGTCGCACTGTTACCCCCTTGAGAAATCGTGTTTGATACCGTCCCAGATGTTGTGGTCGAGAAAATAACTTTATCGTAAGTAGGAACCGTTGTAACGCCCGTAATATTTGTTGGTGTGGCCGGAGCAACCGGCGGATTTGGTGGTGGCGGATTGCTTCCGGTGTACGGGTACTGCCCGAAGTCTTCTTTATAGGCAAAGTCGCCGTCAACGCCGTGGCCGCTTACAGTTACATCGCCGCTTGGGCTATATCCGGGGGGCCATTGCCACATATGAGTGATACTGAGTAAGTCTGAGTTCCCCCCATACCCCGATGACCGTGATTGCCAGAAATATGAGGCCAGCTTATTGTTCGATAGTTGCTGTAGCATTGTTCCTCCCCCATAAGCACCTATGCGCCCAATGGATAAAATCGAGTTTATGCCTGCAAAATAATCTTCCACCGGAAAAAGGTCGCCTGATGCGTCGTAGTCTACTGCGAAGTAAATTGGTCGGTTTGTGGGGATGCTGCTCCCCAAAGAGTTAATAGCGCTCAGTGCCAACTGACCATCTCTAGCTCCTTGCGCTGCCGTGAAATATCCGGGGTCAGTCGCGTCGTAAAAAGGAGACACGCTTGATTGATATTCCCATATAAATATTACTGCCACATTATTCGCCAAAAGGTTTGATATAACGGCACCCGTCAGGCCCCGCGAAAGGTAGTGACCAACGAACGACATTTTTGTTCCAGCGGGCGGTCCCGTGGAGTTATTCTGGTTAGTCCCGGCGTATGTGGTAGCGGCAATGTTCTGACCTTCAGTGCTCCATGTAGCCAGTGAGTCGCAACCCGATGCAATTGCGGTAATTGCCATTATGATGTTCCAATCGTTAGTGTTGCGTCTTCGTTCGTTGATACGCTGGTACCAGAAACGGATGCGCTCCCAGAACCGCCGGTGCCGGGATTAATTGACGGCGGCGTTCCCCCACCACCTCCTCCACCCCCACCTCCAGTAGTGATAAGCCGCAGCCAGCCATAGGCAAACGTCAGTTGATAAGCCGTATGCGTGACTGCTCCCGCTTCAGGGTAGCCAGTCGAAGAAGGAATACCAGAGCCATATCCTCCCGGAAGCGTGTACCAATTACTTGCGAAAGCATCGTATCCCCCGGATGAGCCGTTGGCGGTGGCGATGTCAATGTGCCCAAGTCCTTCGGAGTCGATAAGAGGGGATTGGTCGTAGACTACGATGTCGCCCGTTTCCGGTCCATTGGACCCCGTATTAGCTATTTGGGTATAGTTTGCCACTAAGAGCGGCGATTGAGAAAAATCTGCCCAAAACTGGTAAGCGTTAAAATAGGGGATATTTGCGCTAACCATACCTTGCACTTGTATCATGTAATACACCACCAGTTGAACGCATTGCCCTGAGTCACCGATTATACCGTCCCAATCGGCAGATTTCCCCGTCCAGTTTGTAATAAATTGAGATAAACTGATGAGTGCCACTTCAACTCCTATGAATAGGCGTCAGCCACACTGTTGCCAGTCGTAGCCACGGCCCAACCATACGTTCCATCCGGCAATTTACCGACCTGCATGTTGTTAACATACCCATTATTAGGGTCAAACCAATACCACGTTTGCCCATTCATTTCAAAAATTACATCTCCATTGGTGTCAGTCATTTGTAACCCATAGGCAGTTTCCCCGGTTACAAAACTGGTGAAAGCCCCATAGACAATGTTTCCGTCGCTTCCGCTGGTCGCAGTTTGCAGCCCGTAA